GACGCGAAATCCGGTGTTGTGGGCATAGCCCCCCCAGATGCCTTTGCACCTGGTCCACCTGTCCCGGATAATACCGGGTTCAGACCTGCCCTTCGCAGGTCTGCTACTTCCATTTGATGGGCTTTTCCCGCCATCCTTTCCTGGAAGTTCATTGATTTTTCAGCGGACCTTCTTCCGAATAGCCCGCTGGCTATCGATCCACCTAGTACTCCTAGCCCGAGACCCATCAGAAATGATCTATCATGCCCGGAACGCCGTATAACGGCATCGGGCGAGCACAACGTAGATTAAAATATACGTCCAGGATGAAGTGTGGCTCTGATGGCACCGCTATTATGCGGTCTATGGGTGGATTATCCTCAATAAAAAGATCGTTGAGCACGGGCAATGTGAGGAAGTTCTGTGATAGATGCCACGCGTCCAGTGTTACCGGGTCATTTGACCTCATTTTTCCACTAATTTGCCCGGGTCGAAACCGGTATTCACCATACCGTTCCTGAAATCCCCACGTTTCCTCGTCTGCTGTTGGATTTCCTACGCCCTGTGCGAATATTTCTTTATTTTTAACGGCTTGTTCGCCGATATGTGATAGTGCAGGCCAGTAGTAGTCGAATCTTGTTAATCGACTCCACATTCTGTTAAGGCCCTGCTGATATGTCAGATCTGCCCTCACGGATATAAAACCGATGATGGTGCAGTGTTCTGTAAAGGATTTGGTAAATCCATGATTTGCAAATTGTCCGACGCCTACCCCGGCTAAATTGCCTTGGGGTGTATCGGCTGTCTGGACGTCTGTTGCGGTAAAGCCCGTCTGGGCAATTGGAGTTATATTTATCGGGCTTGATCCACCACCTAAGTATTCCGGTCGAGTCGCCCGGAGGTCAGGTGATGAAACTCCGAAATGTGCATGCACTATTTCTATATACCTAGTACCGCCTCTTGCATCTCTCTCCAATAGCCTTTGTACCTGAAACGATTGTCTTAATTCGTTTATTGTTGCCGCTGTCGCGTTTGTTAAATCTGCCTGTATATCCGGGAACCCGATTCTAGTCGGGTCTTGTTTAATTGTGAATGATGCGAATCCCGCTCCTGCCGCTGCAGGATCGTCTCTATCTTCCCAACCAGGTCCCTGGAAATTCGGGCCACCATCCGATTGTCTCATATCGATGGTATCTGTTGATTGTAATGCCGATTCCGACAGCCCGATTCCTATTATCGGCGCCGATGTTCCCAGCGGTAATAAAACCGCGTCGCCTTTTTGCGGAAATGGTAATGATGACGTGAAGTAATCGTGGCGCTTCCCGCGCCTAGTCAGTTTATATGTCGACTCCGGGTCTGGCCCATCATCTTTCAGGAATGGTAATGATGGTTGTAAATTCTGGTCTCTATACCATTCATTATAAATTAATGTTGTTGCCCTTAATGGCAATGCCGAATGACTTATTCCTTCGATTAATGTCGGTATTCCCAGATAATCATATATCGATTCATTCAAATATCCCCCTGCCGGGGAGACTATTTGCGGAATTGTAAAATCCGTTGAATCTGTCGGATCTGTCTGTTCTCCCATGAATTTATTCCAGTTGTCCCACAGCAACCTGTTCGGAACCGAAAAGAACTGTGTCGAAATTATCATGTTATCCATTGTCGGGAATATTGGCGTCGCCAGTCTCGCCAGAGCTGCGGTAGTTAACGAAAACGTATCTCCCGGAAGCGCTTCATCGCAAAAGAATGGAATTAAGAACCCACCGTCAAACGTGCATTTGTATGGGCTCGATCGATCAAACGACGATCTTGGTATTTCTGCTTTAGGTACTTCTGAGAATTGATGCTGGCTTACTGATTTTCTGCTTGTCGCTGGCGTGTGGTACATTATTTAACCTCTTTTAGATCGCCTATAGGCGGGTCGGTAAATACGAGCTCATTTTGTCCATCTCGACCGAACTTGTTTACTAATTCTATACCAGTTGCCAATGATATTGGATTATTAGTTAAAAATTTCGCTTTATCATCCGACCAGGACCCTATATTGAATAGTGTATAGTCTTCGGGATGTTTCCCGAACTGGTGTGTTGTATCGTTGATACAGTCTGCGAATACTCTCAATGCCATACCATCCTCATGAATGAAGAATGGGGTAAGATAGGCTTTCGCTTTGGAGTCATAGATTGTGAATATGTAGTGTTTCATATGGTATTCCTATTTTGATTTTTCACCTGGGCTTTTTTACAGACTTCCCGGGTAATAAGTCTTTTTAACGTATTGTCTTTTATATGCTCTAACGCGAAAGCTTTCCTTCGCTCTTTAATTTTTTCGTATAGCGATGGATTCTCGCGTTCGAGCTGAGTATCGTAGTATTTGGGGGTGGGCACATGATGGTAGCTATTGCTTGAAAGTACAATAACGTCATCCGATGGAAATACATCTGTTTTATAGTTGTCCCACCATGCTTTTCCAATACCGGGTCTGTTTGACATGGTTGCATACTCTTGTTGTACGGGGTAAATTTCGCCGGTAACCTCGCATACCTTTTTGTAGTGCTCATCTTTTTTATCTCCGTTTATTTTCTTTGTTATATATCGGGCTACATAGCCTGCCGACTTAATAGTTAGATCCATTGTTGTTACGAATCCTTTACCCCATATTTTTGATAGTTTTTCCGATTTATATACATTTCCGTTTTCTTTTTCCTCGAAGATCTCCAGATCGTCGAATTGATGATTGAATATTACCGAATGATAATGTGGCCGGCCTAGCCGTGATTCTATTTGTGGTTTTCCTTTATCTGCTTCTATCTCGCCATACTCGCCGCAGTGGTAAAACCTTATTTTTTTATCGAGACCTTTCCTAAGCTTTTTCATGAAAAGCGTAAAGTCTCTTTTTATTAGTGTCCCACCAGGTGGAAGGTGTTGATCGTCATATGTTAGCGTTATTACGCAATTTTCCTCATGCATCTGTGCTTCATGCATGATTCTGACCGACCATTGTCTGGAATAGTCGAGGCGGCAGCCTATGCAGCGCCCGCATTTTATCCAGACTGAATTATATATTGTGTCACCAGGCGGTGACGTCCCGAATTTTAGTTGGCCCCCGCTTACAGCTTGATGGGCCTTTATCGGGTGATAACAGGTTATTGAACTGCTCTTTCAAGCATTATCATATCCTGTATCCGCCACGCATAATGCGACCAGAACTTACGTTCTTTTTATGCGTGCGTTTTGCTGTTCTAGTGAACAGTCTTTTTGATTTCCTTTTAGAAATCTTTCGTCGAAATGGCATGTCTTATTTCTCCATCGTAAATCGTTGATTATACTCACTTTGAGTGACGGTGTCACTCAGTACATATACGTGAACTGAATTTATGTACTTCTCGCCCCAAACGCCAGCGTTTTTCAGGACGAGTTTCCTCTTGTTTGTGTATTTAATTATTGGTTTTCTGAGGAGGTTTTTTAGATGCATTAAATGGAATTTAATTTGCATTATTTAGACTCGCTCTCGCTCGTAATTGTTTCCGATTCCGGTTTTGTTTCTTTTATCGCTTCGCTCTGTTTTGCAGAGGTAGGGTTTTCGTCTTGCTGAAGTTTATGCGCCAGACCTAACTCTACCATTTCTGCCTGATTATTATTATCTTGAACAAAGTCCAAGAATTTTGCCGGATCGTTTTCGAACTTAGTTCGTATTGATGATGGTAGCTGGTCAAACATTGTTTGCCCTTTTGCTACCGTTTCCAGCGCTGACTGAAAGTCATCGCTTGTTGCATAGCCATAGCTGGCTTGATGCTTGTTAACGTGGTCTACCGCCCCCGTTTTTTGATATTTCGCCATTATATTATTAATGTCGCATTCTTTAGTGAATGATTGTTTTGTTAGTGATACGCCCAGGTCGCCAATGTCTCCCAGTCGTTCCTTTGGGCCGTATGCGGCCCTTATTTTAAATGGTTTTTCTTTTTTGCTCATCTCTTTTTACCTTTTACTTTGATATGAAGATGCTTATGCTTCGCATGTATATCCTTTGCTGAGCTTGATGTTCCGACTACGCCGGACCTTTCCATTTCCATTTTATCCAGTAGGTTTTGAATGAATTTTTCGGTGCCTCCACCGACATAATCCATTAATCTTTCCAGTCGCGTTCCCGCTCCTGTGGCGCCTCCTATGGCGCCTTGTTTTGCTTTATTCAAATCCGTCAGTGATTGAATATTTTTGATTTCCGCTGATAATTTTGACGCGCTTATCGCGCTTGACGCGAAATCCGGTGTTGTGGGCATAGCCCCCCCAGATGCCTTTGCACCTGGTCCACCTGTCCCGGATAATACCGGGTTCAGACCTGCCCTTCGCAGGTCTGCTACTTCCATTTGATGGGCTTTTCCCGCCATCCTTTCCTGG